AGATTTAGATATATTTGATATATTTTCAGGTAAAACAGACAGATTAATTGAATCGGATATTACATCATTTATTTCATATTTTTCTACTGCGTTTTTATCTATTTCTTTTATTTGATGTATAACGGTAGAATTATCAAATTTCTCTACACCATTTTTTATTAAATTTGTAACCGCATTATATATTAATTGAGTTTCTGGATAATAAAAACAATTAGAATCAATTAAATCTGCTGTTTCGTAATAACTATCGCTACCATTTTTTATTATAGTTCCAATTATAGATTTTTCTAATTCTAGGTTTGATATATTGTTTTTCATATTATCTTGAAAGAACGCATTTATTACATAGATTTTTATTTATACCTGAAGATTCACCAATTACTGTAAAGCTGTTATCTTTATTTTTGTCAAACGCTCTATTACAGTTAGTGCAATTTACCATATTTGGTTGATATAAATCACGAGATTGTTTTACTTTTCTTTTTTTTAGACCCTTAGCTATTTTTTTAGCTATCTTTGATTCTTCGTTTTCTTCTGCGTCTTCCCCGCCGTAAAAAACCATATCGTCATCATTAGTTCTAGACTCCGCTTTAGTTTTTACTTTTTTACTTGTTTTTTTAGGTCGTCCCTTTTTAGCAATTGTTTTTTTAGCATTTGTGCTATTATTATTCTCTAGACTTTCCCCTGTTATATTTTCATAAAATATGATAACGTCATCCCAAGACTTATTTAAAATAGCTGTTTTTAAATTTTTAAAATTCATATATTATTCTTTCTATTAAAGTTGTTTCTTTCTCTTATAACCATATTTAGTTGTTCGGCTAGATTCTGCATTTTATAGGCTATGTTTTTAAAAACCTCATATTTTGTAAGTTCTAAAACTTTTTCTTGCTCGAATTCACTAGCATGATCGTGATTTGCTCGTATGTCTATATTTTTTTCTTCAAAAGTAAATCCTCGTGAATTCGCTAATTCTTTTCCTACAATATGTCGAATTTGAGATTCAATCCAGTCGGCTTTTGCTTTTATTCTATTTGTCTCATGCGTCAAATATAGACTATAAACAACTATTTTAGTACTATAATCAAGCAGCTCTTCAACCGGCACTTTTGTTAAATCTTCTTTAGTAATTATACCAATTATTTTATTAATATCATTAGGAGAAGATAAGTTAGGAAAATTAAAAGAAGCCCTCGTGGTTTCTATTTCAGTAGCTATGTCTTTTTTGTCATACCGTTGCAAGCAGTTTCTCCAATTCTTCTATAGTTCTAGCATAGAATAATTTAATATCGTTAATGCGACAAAATTCTTCTTTTTTTAAATCTCGGTCAATGCTTTTAAAATATGAATTTTTATCTTTATGATAAAATTTAACGTATTGATCGTGCTGGCGACCTTGTATTTCAAATACTATTTTTCTTCTCGGAAGCCAGAAATCAAAATAAAAAGACGCACCATCTACAGGTACATCTTCTAATATAGGATCAGACGGAAAATGATCTTTAATTAATTTACCACAGTTAAATTGTATTTTTGATTTAGCTGAAGTCTCAGTTTTAAGAGGATAGTCTGATTCTTTGACACTTATTTTAACGGTTTTATTGTTGCTATTTATTAATTTCATTTTTGATTATATTATAATCATCTTCTAATTCTTGAATTACTTTTTTAGGAAGCTTATATTTATTGTCTAATACAGCACTTTCTAAAAACGTTAAATATCTATTTAGTAATTCTTTTGTATGATCTTGTTTTTCTTGTAATTTTTCTTCTTCGGAGTCTAGTATATCATCAATATGATTATCTACTAAATTTTTAATTTTATTTCTAAAATCATCTAATGCTGTATCTAGTCCGTATATCATTTTTTACTTCCAAAAACTATTGATCTAATTTCTTTTTCAATTAAACTAGCTTTATCTTTATTGACAGTTAAAAATTCATGCAATGCGTCTTGACCTTGAAATTTTTCTTTTTCTAATTCAGCAATATTAGAGAAATTATACCAAGCACCTTTTCGTTCAACAAAACCAAATTCAGTAGCAACCGCAATTAAATCAACAACATGATCTAAACCTTTTCCATATCTTACATAAATTGTAGGAAGACCGTCAGGGGCACCTGCGGCTACTTTTTTAACTTTAAACGTTGTATTTTTACCATAAGATTTTTTAGTTTTATCATCAACTAAATCTTCTACCTTGGTAGCAATTAAATGATTAGACGCGAAATAAGTATTAGCGTTACCACCGACTTCAACAATTGATGAACCGTATCCAGATGTATTAGCTTGTTGATGTGTAATTGCTATAAAAGTTGATTTATTAGCGGTAATAATTTGTGCTATTTTTCGATAGAAAGAATACATTAATTTCGGAACGGAAGATCGGCTATTACTTTTAACATCTTCGCCGTGTTCTGTTTCAGGGCATAAAGCCGCAATTGAATCTAAAATAACTACGCATCCCGGATCATCTTTAAGAACTGTTTCAATAATGTTTACATGATCTTCGGCAGTTAAAAATTTATCTGTAGTTGATTTAAAAACAATTAATTTGTCTTGATCTAATTCAGGAAAACAATTTAATAATTCTGGCTGCAATCGACCTTCTACATCAGAAAAATATACATTTTTACCCATCTTTTGTGCATTTACAGCAATTTGTATACAAAAAGATGTTTTACCGCCACCGGCTTTAGATGATAGAGTTGTAATTGTTCCTTCTCTTATCCCACCATTAAGTGCTATATCCATACTAAGAGTTGTAGGAATAAACTCACCTACATCGTCTTTTAAATATGTAGCTATCATTGGTTCAAAATCATATTTATCTTGAATTGTTTTTAGTAATGTATTGACCGCTTTTGCCATTAAACGCCTTTCGAGAATAAATTATCTTTTTTACGAGTCTTGTTCTCTATATATTCTATCTTATCGTTTTCTTTTTCTAGTTCGTTTTTTGAAATTTCTTTAATCTGATTAATAAAAATTAATTGATTTTTGAATAAACCAAATATAATTTCTTTAGTATCTTCTAGTTTAGCGTATCTTAGAGTAGTAATATTGTTATTTTTAATATAGTATAAAACCACAGCAGGACTAAAAACCTTTAAAAGTTTTTTGACTTGGGTAAGCTCATATACATATGAATCAGTTAGTTTTTTATAATTATCTTTATATTCTTTTTGCCAAAAAGGAACTGGCGGAATTTTATTTTTAAATTCCCAATATCTAGATATTATAATTTCTGTAATATAATTAGATACGTCTATATCTAAATCAAGTACAAATAATGATTTATATATTTTTGTGCAAGAAAAATCCGGCGTCTTCTCTTGTTCTGATTTCTTTTTCATGCAATGAACCGTCTTTAGCAAAGAACCAAAGAACTTCTATTTTTCCGTTTTCTTCAGCTCCAATACCAACTAGTGTATGAGGTTCGTTAAAATTGATAGATATTTTCTTTAGACCTAGAAAATACACATCGTAATTATGACACCCAACTAGTAACTGCTCATTATTATATACGACAATTTCTTGAATTTTAGTCAGATTTTTATTTTGTTGCCACCATGTAAAATCATTTTCGTTTATTTCTATTGTTTTTTCGTTTGTTACTATTTTTATTTTCATTTGTTTCTTTGTCCATTGAATTATACATTTTAAATTCTGGGAAATTTACAGAGTCGTCAGTAGATGAAATATATTCTCTTTTTACAAAAGATGTTTCCGATAATTCCTTTTGTGCTAAACGATATTGAACGGAATTTTGAGATTGTAAAAATGAGATATAATGATCAAAGCTTTTTTGAGTGATTTCTACAAAATTGTATACGTCTGATCCCGGAGTATTATTTATATTATATACCGTAAAGCTTTCGTTAAACGGATTTAACAATTGAAGATTATTGTTTGCTTTGGCAAAGAATTTTATGTTTCCGTCTTTAACTGATCGTTTAGCGAATATATCTCCGTCTTTTGAAAGATTGGTGTTTTTAGAACCAGAAATATCATAAAGAGTAATACTGTTGTTTTCTTTAATATTACTTGAGTTACTTATTGGCTGAATACAGTTATTATACTTAAAGTTTTTATTCATTATTTTGCTTTCACTATAAACAAGTATTTATCATCGTCATCTAACCGAACGTCCTCGATAATTGTTTCACGTTTTAATTCGTCTTCACCAATTGGTCCTGTTGCACAAACACCATGAATAGTCTCTATTTGGGAAAATCCTTTGCAGAAATAACAGGAAGCTTGAAATTTTTGTTTAGTTGGACCGTCTTTAACTGGTAGTAAATTCATTAATTCTCTATTACAAAGAGTACATTTTAATTTAATCACTTTTGATTTATCAAATTCCTTTTCACTCATATTTTCTTCTCCCCGGTCATAATATAATGTTCCTTTTGTTTAGGACTCATTTTAGCTAAATCTCTATCTACTTTCTTCTTTCCTTTTCTCCACCAAGGTTCTGGTGCTTCTTTGACTTTATTAATCTTACCGTCTTTTTCGTCTTTTCTTTTTTGTTTATCTATTAATCCACCAATGGTTTTTGGTTTATCAGCATCCATTATAACATAAGGTAAAGAAATTATTCTTTCATAAACAACTCCTTTAATCTTTATTTTTGATGGACACTTTCCTATTCGGTAGTTTTTCTCTACAATTACACCGTCTTTATTTTTAAATTCATAGATCATTATGTATTAAATAGTTTCTTTTTAATATTTTTAACTAATTTTTTGGTACTTGAACTTTGTATTAAAGAGATATCACCGTTTTTTTCATTAAATAACTGACGCTTTTTGTCTTCAGGTAATTCCTTTTTTAATTTTTCTACAACTTTAACATTTTCTGCATTAGCTTTTTTATTTGCTTTTGTTTCATATAAAGTATAAAGAAGCCAAATTAGAGCTAATACGCCTATAATTCCAAAATATACAGCATATTGAGCAATTAATACCGCTCCAAGAGACATAGCTAATCCACCAAAAAACAGGCCAGCACCCCAAATGTATTGTCTAACAATAACAGCAGCTAAAATACCTAGTACGCATAAAGCCGCTCCAGCAAAAACCAGCGGGTGAAGCATACCAATAGCTGACATTGCTGATTTAATTTTACCTAAATCTTGCGATTCACCTGTATCAGTTTTGACATCTACAGTACCATCTGGATTGTCTTTAAAAGAAATAGTGGCAGGATTCTTTGGTGCATCTGGCTGTTTTACTTCTGCTGATATAGTAGTGCTTTTAGTTTTTCCATCAGCATAACTTTCTGTTGTCGTTTTAGAAAAAATAGTTGATCCACCATCTGAATAATCAGATACGCAACCGAATATGAATAAAGAACTTATTATCAATAGAATGAAAATTCTCATAATAAATTATACACATTAGTATAAGTCCTCTAGTGTATAAGATAATGTGAATCCTAGATATCAAAACATATTTCATTCTACCGTTTTTGGTCTTAATAATGACGATCATTTACAATATCTTCATTTATCAAATCCTAGAATTATATCTGCCAATCATGTATTTTCTGGATTAATTCCTTTTACTATTTCAGGAACTGGTTTTGGTGTTTTAATATCTGGCTTAAACAGTAATTTCTTAAATGGATATACTAGTAATGATTTTGCTTTAATAAATCATACTCATACCACTGGTCAAATAATAAATTTTACCACTGGCGTTTATGATGCAGTTAATCCTTGGATTACCGGAAAACTTGTTAATGGTAATGGTATATCTATTACTAACTTAGGTAATACTTTACAATTCTCAGTTTCTGGATTAAACAATTTATTACCTACGGGGTTTAATGCAAACCAAATAGGCAACGGAACAGTAGATAATACAGAATACGGATTTTTAGACGGCGTAACATCTAATATTCAAACTCAGTTAAATTCAAAAATATCTTCTAATCAGTTAATAACTCTATCTGGAGATGTCTCTGCTACTGGACAAACGACAATCCCCGTTGTGTTGTCAAATGTAAATTCTAGTACCGGTATATTTACAAACGCAACTATCACTATTAATTCAAAAGGTTTGATTACATCGGCATCTAATGGACCAGTATTTGCCCCAACCGGCGTATCTTATATTACTTTAAGTACCGATTCTATATTAACCAACGAAAGAGTTTTAACCGCAGGACAAGGCATTTCTTTTGTCGATCAAGGCTCTAACTCAAATCTTATAATTAATGTTTCTGGTTTAGCAGACTATTTAATGCCTACCGGTATTAATGTTGAAAAACTTGGATTGGGTACCGTAGATAATACAGTATTAGATTATTTATCTACACTAACCGGAGATGTCCAGTCTCAATTAGATTCTAAAGGATCTGGTACAGTAACCAACATATCAAATGTAAACGCTAGCGGAATCGTAATCCATATTACAAATCCCGCCAGTACTCCGTCTCTTTCTGTAGGTTTACAAAGAATAGTACCTGTATCCGTTGTCGCTACACAGCATGTTTCTGGAATTAATTTAACCGGAACAAATACCGGCGATCAATTAATTACATTGTCTGGTGATATAGTTGGAACAGGAAACACAACTATACCGGTTACTTTACCAAATGTAAATTCAAATGTCGGTACATTTTCATATCCGACAATTACCATTAACTCAAAAGGTCAAGTAACATCGGCTTCGTCTAATAATCCTTTAGTTTATGCACCTACAGGTTCTGCTTATATAACGATAGGAAATGATTCAAATCTTGCCTCAGAAAGATCAATTACTGCAGGAAGTGGAATTAATTTTGTTGATAATGGTGCTGGTAATACTTTTATAATTCATGTACAGCCAACCGGAATTGATCATAATAATTTAAATAATCTTTCTGTAGGAGATGTACACTCTCAATATCATAACGACAGTAGAGCATTAACGTGGCTAGGAACTAGATCAACGTCTGATTTACCGCAAGGAGCAAATGAGTACTATACATCTAATAAAGTTAGAAGCGTAGTAACTGGATTT